ACCAAAACTGCTAAGTGAAAACTTGACAACTACCGGAGGGGATACTGTTGACGATGGCCCTAGAGGTTATTGGGGAAATCAAAAGTCATGGAAGAAATTTGGAGATAACCTTCAGAAATATATAAATCCTGGAATGGAAGTTCTTAATTATCTTACTGGTAACGAAGAGTTTTTCAAACATGATACTGAGTTCAAAACAGATATGAGTGGAGGTCCTACAGGTGCAGTTTCATACTGGCCAGTTGGAGTACCTGGAGCAAGATCAGGTACAAATTTACTTCAAGATAAAAAAGGAAGAGTTGCTTTTGATAGATGGACTAAATGGTCTAAATATATAGCTACTAGTATAGGATACGAATTCGTTAGTTATTTAGGTGCAGAAATTTCTTCAACTTCAAATACTAAAGAACCAGTTAAGGCACCAAAGCCAGGCAAACTAATGAAAGAAGGTTTACTTTTAGAAGGTGGTGCTTATGGCCACATGTCTCATCCGTTTGATGACAAAGGTTTGACATTCGGCGACTTTAGACAGATAATAGATATAGCTCTACAAGGTAAGCTTAATCTGGAATCAGCTGCAACAGAAAAAACAGATGGCCAAAACCTATTCATAACATGGAACAAAAAGCTTCTTGCTGCAAGAAATGGTGGTGATATAAAACGAGGAGGTGTTGATTCTAGCGCAATAGCTAAAAAATTCTCTGGTAGAGGAAACATAGAAAAAGCTTTTAACTATGCTATGAACGATTTATCAAAAGCTATAAAGTCTCTAAACGACAAGCAGCTTAAAAAGATATTTGATGATGGCAATAACTGGATAAATATGGAAATCATGTACCCAGCATCTTCAAACGTAATAAACTATGATGCACCACATTTACAGTTTCACAACGTATTAAAATATAAAGATGGGACACCTATAGGTTCAGTACCCGATGGCGCTAGGATGCTTGCGGGAATGATTGCTCAGGTAAATCAAAACGTACAGAAGAGTTTTAAAATAATTGGCCCTCAGTTTTTAAAGATAAATCCACACCAAGATTATTCTGCTAAAAAACCCTATTTCTTAGGCAAGCTAAACTCTCTTATGAAAAAGTTTAGTATGTCTGACTCAAGTACGTTTGGTGAATACCATCAAGCTTGGTGGGGAGAATATGTTGACAAAAATCTTAAAGGTGTAGATAACAGAATAAAGATGGGGCTTGTTAAGCGGTGGGCTTTTTCTGATAAGTCATTCAGACTTAATAAGAAAACTATAGGTGATGAAAAGCTTTTATCTAAAGCTATAGATATCGACAAGCAGAAACATGCAGATCAAGTTAAAAAGAATATGTTACCATTTGAAAAGTTATTCTTTGAATTGGGTGCTGAAGTATTGAAAAACGCGGAAGGTTTCTTGGCAGCCAATCCAGACAAAGCAGTACAGAATATAAGAAAGCAGATAAAGCAGGCCATATCAATCGTAAGAAAAGGCGGCGATATAAAGAAGATAAACAGATTAGCACAGCAATTAAATAAATTAAATTCAATCGGAGGTATGGATTCTATAGTGCCAAGTGAAGGTTTAGTATTTGTATATAAAGGAAGTACATACAAACTAACTGGAGCTTTTGCACCTGTAAACCAAATCACAGGTATGATGTATTTCTAAAAAGGTTATAATATGAAACAGTTTTCAAAACAAAAAATACAGAGAATGAGAAACTTGGCAACAGGTGACTATGGCTCAAAAACAAAAACAAGTTCGGGGTATACAAGCTACGAAACAAAAAGATACGAGGGGGATGTTTGGGAAGAAGGCGGAAAAACCTGGACACTTAAAAACGGTATCAAACAGAACAAGACTAAGCTAGGTGAAGCTAGAAAAGATATGCAGATCCCATTAGCTTGTCCAAAGTGTAGCGGCAGAATGAACAACTCTGCACACAAAAAAATGTATAGATTATTTAGCCACTGTCTCATGTGCCAGAACAAACACGAGCACGGTATGGTATCTAAAGGTATATACAAAGAATGGTTTGAGAAAGAAGTTAGAAAAAACTTTAGTTCTTGGACATTGACACAAGAACAGAACTTTAACATTTGGTTCGAATCTTTAGACTCAAGCAATCTAATTACAGAATCAGGTCAGATAGAAGATTGGTCAAAGCTTTCTTCTACTGATAAGAAAAATATAAAACAACGCTTCATAGACTGGATAGATTCTGAAAAAGAATTAACAGAAAGATTATTAAAAGGAGAACAAGAATGAGTATATTGACACAAATATTTTCAAGCGGAGCTGCAACATTAGTTAAAAGTGTTGGGGGTGTCTTGGACAATTTAACAACTTCAAAAGAAGAGAAGTTAGCAGCAGAGCAAAAGATACAAGAGCTTATAGCAAAATATGAAACAGATATGGAGGCTAACATAACAGACCGTTGGAAATCTGATATGAACTCGGACTCTTGGTTAAGTAAGAATGTAAGACCTATGGTATTGATATTTTTAGTAATATGTACGGTACTAATGATATTCATTGATGCAGGTGCAGTATCATTTAATGTGGAAGAAAAGTGGACAGATTTACTGCAGTTAGTTTTAATGACAACTATTGGTGCATATTTTGGTGGTAGATCACTAGAAAAACGTATCAAAAAATAACGCAACTTTTATATACATATATATTTATATATAGGTTATGGCAAATAAAACAATAAAACAAGCTTTAGTTGATGAGTATATCAAGTGCTCACAAGACCCTGTGTACTTTATGAAGAAGTACTGCTTTATCCAGCACCCTCAGCGAGGTAAGATAAAGTTCGATTTATTCAAATTCCAGGAAGATTCTTTAGTAGACTTCAAAGATCACAGATTTAATGTAATATTAAAATCCAGACAGATGGGTATATCAACCTTGACAGCTGGATTTTCTGTATGGAACATGGTTTTCAGAGAAGACTTTAATGTATTAGTTATTGCTATAAAACAAGACACTGCAAAGAATCTTATTACTAAGGTTAGGGTAATGCACGACTTGCTACCTTCATGGCTAAGAGTTGGATCTGAAGAAGATAACAGACTTTCACTTAGACTTAAAAACGGATCACAGATAAAAGCAGTATCATCTGCTCCTGATGCTGCAAGATCTGAAGCACTTTCCCTGTTAGTTATTGATGAGGCTGCCTTTATAGATAAGGTTGAAGAGATATGGACTTCAGCACAGCAAACATTAGCAACTGGTGGTTCTGCAATCTTACTTTCAACACCAAATGGTACAGGAAACTTATTCCACAAGATATGGACTCAGGCTGAGAGAGGAGAAGGTCAGTTTAATCCTATAAAATTACACTGGACAGAGCATCCTGATAGAGATCAAGAGTGGAGAGATTTGCAAGACGAATTACTTGGACCTAAAATGGCAGCACAGGAATGTGACTGTGACTTTATTACTTCTGGTAATTCAGTTGTTTCTGCAGAACTTCTTACTTGGTATATGGACAATCTTGTTGTAGAGCCAATCGAAAAGAGAGGTGTAGAAGACGAGCTGTGGATATGGAACTATGCAGATTATAATAGATCATATATGGTTGTTGCCGATGTTGCCAGAGGTGACGGTAGTGACTACTCTACTTTTCATGTAATAGATATAGAAAAGATGGAACAGGTAGCAGAATATAGAAATCAGATAGGGACGAAAGAGTTCGGAAATCTACTAGTAAATATAGCTACAGAATACAACGAAGCTTTGTTGGTTGTAGAAAATGCAAACATAGGTTGGGCTGCACTACAGCCAGCTATAGATAGAGGGTACAGAAATCTTTATTACACGTACAAACACGAAGGTGTCCACGATGCCACTACTCAGTTAAGTAAAGGATATGACTTAAAGAACCGTGAAAATATGACCCCTGGATTTACTACTTCAACCCGTACAAGGCCTCTTTTGATATCGAAGTTAGATATTTATTTTAGAGAAAAGGCGTGCACTATAAAATCTAAAAGACTGATAGATGAGTTATTTGTTTTCATCTGGAATGGCCATAGAGCTGAAGCTCAGCGAGGATATAATGATGATCTAACAATGGCACTTGCTATCGCGCTATTTGTTAGAGATAATGCAGTCAGATTGGCTACTGAAGGATTGAATATGAACAAGAACGCAATAAACAACATAGTCAACACAAGAGGTGCGTATACAGGAAATAGTTTTCCTGGAACTAACCCTTGGAATATGAAAATTAAAAATGATGACGAAGATTTAACTTGGTTATTATAAGGTTATAAAGGAGAAAAACATGGCAGAAAAAACATTTTTTGGAAGATTACAGACATTGTTTTCAACAGGAACAATTATAAGAAGGACTGACAATGGATTAAAAGTTGCAGACTTAAGCAAAGTGCAAGCAAATCCAAAACTAGCAACAAACAGATTAGTAGACAGATACAACAGAATATATCAAACAGACAGTTACGGTTACAACCAACAGGCTAATTTTCATACACTTAGACTCCAGCTGTATTCTGACTATGAGATTATGGACGAAGATTCTATAATCTCATCTGCTCTAGACAT